GAAATGTGTAGTTGTCTATGTCTTTCTTTCTCTTTCCTTTAAAGAATAGAATATACTTAGGTGTGAGGCTCTTAAACTTAGGTAAAGCCTTTACCCATTCTTCTACTTCTTTATGATAATCTTGCTTAACCTTGTTCAAACTAAGGTAGTGCATGTTTCTATAGATGTTCATACTAAAGAGATTAGTACGCTTCTTTTCTCCCCTGCCTTTACTATAGGTCGGCAGCTTTAATATAGCTTTGTATAACATTCCTCCTCCAAGGTAGGGTTAGGTATGGGTTACAACTAAAGTACGCTGTAACCCAGTCTTATTCCCCTGTAAATAGGTATTTAACCAACCCAACCAAAGAACATAGCAACTACAACAATCGCTAGGAATATTGTCAGCGACTTGTTCTTTAGTATCATGTCGATACCATCCTTCATGTCTTTCATTCTGACAACTCCTTTCTTATATCATCATCTAATAAACGCCATATAATTACTGCTGCTATTATTCCAACCAAACCAGCACCACCTAACTGCGCTATGATGTCGATGATTGTTCCGATGACATTGCCACCTAAGAAAGGTACACTATGACCGAATACAATCTGTAGAACGATTGCCAAACTAATCAACTTAATACCTACATTTATACTAGCATCAGCGATGCTCATTATTTTATCTAACATACTTGTCTCCTTTTTAATTATCAAAGTAATTGTATACTTCAGCTACCTTCGGGTAATTAACTACATCAACTAAGAACCTAGGTCCAGTTGAGTAGGCAAATACCTTCATGTTAGGAAAGCAATGTTGCTTAAACACACAGTAGCTACACTCCATAGCAAGTTTCATGTTGCCTGATTTACCATCAGGGACTAAATCATAGCATTGCTCTGGTCTTTCCTCTCTTTCAACAACTTCTTTAAGATGCTCTATTCTTTCTTCTATTGGTTCATCGTGTTCAAAGTTCTCAAAGTGCGTACAGAGATGACCGTTAGTCTTATCTATAACTAACCATCCACCTTCTTGTACATCGAGAGATGCAGCGTATCCTCTTAGTTGGTCTATGTACCCAAACGGGTCATCCCATCTCAAGCCTCCCTCTTTGAATTTCTTGAATCCAAAAGGTGCTGCTGTTTTAACATCAATTAGTTTACCATCAATCATACAGTCCATGCTACCTTTTATTCCAGAAACTTCTGCAAGGTGTTGTTGATGAGTTACCTTATGTCCAGACAATTTAACAAGAGCAAGTACTAACTCTTCTGTTACATGTCCATATAAGAATTTCATAAGAGTACTAGGTTTCATCTTCTCTTGAGACATACCTTTATGTACATACCATAGGAATCTATCCTTCCTACCTATGTTAGACATACGTAGAGTACGTTTGTCTTCTCTTACCTTGAGTACATTGTCTCTCAATATACTCTTCATTGATTCTCCAAACTCCTCAATGATAGTCTCTACTTCAATACTATCATCAGCTTTGCTTGTAGCTAGTACGTTGTATACATCTTCTACTACGGTATCTATCGTCTTCATTTAGCCTCCTCCAAGAGTTTAATATCCATTTGAGTTTCTATTAGTTTATCTATGTACCATCTACATTTCCTTAAGTCCTGTATCCCTGACTTATCTTTATAGCGTGTTACATATTTGATTATGTTACCCTCAATGAAAGATAATTGTTGGTCAATTATAAAATCAGTTACTTCTATCTTACCTTTCTTGTAGTAGTCGGGTGATATATTATTATGACTCATTAGTGTGTCTCCTTCCATGTTGTCCCTATCTTATAGTTTCCATCTAAAGGACAGTTTAATTTAAAATCTTTACCTGCTTTGCGTATACAACTAACAGCTAAGTCTCCAAAGAACTCTGCTTTACTTTCTTCTACCTCTACTTGTACTTCATCATGTATCTGTCCAACTATCTTGTAATCTATTTTGTATACTTGACTAAAATGGTCAAGTAATATTACTGCTCTCTTCATAACAATAGCACCTGCACTCTGTAGTAATGTATTAAGTGCAGCATGTGGACTTCTTATGTGTAATACTCTACCATCTAATCCTATAATAGAACCACTTTCAGAACTCTTAGTGATATTTATACGTAGTTTCTTAAGAGCTGGTGTGTTGTTTAAGAAGTCTCTTTGTAATCGTCTACCATCTGTAGAGTTACCTCCTGTTAGCTTACCTAGTTTCTGTGAGCCAGCGCCATAAAGAAAGGCATAGATAAAAGTCTTTGCCTTATCTCTAGTTTCTAAGTTAGCTGCCTTTTGATTTGCTGTGTGTATATCTCCATGTATAACTTCATTGGTATAGTCTTCATCATTCATGTAGTGAGCAAGCATCCTTAGTTCTAAACCTGAAGCATCCATACCTACTAGCTTGTAGCCTTCTTCTACTGTAAACAATTCCCTACACTCTTCACCATAAGGTGAGTGACTTGCTGGTACTTGTGCTAGGTTAGGACTTGAGTGTGTCATTCTACCTGTTACAGCACCACAGCTATTTACCTTACCATGTATCCTATCACCAATATCAATAGCATCTATCCAAGCACTAACTAAACCTAGTCTCTTCTGAAGCATTAGGTATTTAGCTATGAGCTTTCCTTCAGGTATCTCTATTGTTTCTAGTACAGATTCAGATACTATAACTGTACCTAATTCTGTAAACTGTTTAGGTTTCCAACCGAAGTGTTGTAGGTATCTAGCTATCTGTTGTCTACTTCCTAAGTTAAATTCAGGATAGATGTAATGTCCCCATTGTAATTCACCATCTATCTTTACCCAATCAGCACCTTTGTCTAACTGTAGTCTATAGTTCTTAGACATCTCTCCATTCTTCTTATGTGTTCTTTCACCTAGCCAATTAAGTGGAACCCAGACTTCTAGTGGTGTGAATACCTTACGTACTTCATCTTCTGCTATGAACATCTCTTGCTTGAGTGAGGCTAGTAAGTTACTTGCTTTTCTTATGTCAAACTTCCAACCATTAAGTGTTTGTTGATGAGTTATAACTGCTATCTTATGTTCAATTCTTAGTGCTATTTCAGACATAGCTTTAGAGTTAAGTAGCCTATATAATTTAGCAAGAACAGCTACATCTTTCTTACAATATTTACCCATCTCATCTGTGTAATGTGTCCAGTCTGAATACTCACCCTTAGGGTAGTTCAATCTTGTACCCCAAGAGCTAAGAGAATGCCCTCCTTCCCTGCTAGGATTATCCAGACGACTCATCACTAGGGTATCTTCTACTTCACCCCACCAATCGAATCCTAGGAGCTTCTTTAATACAGGTAAATCAAAGCCTATTATGTTATGTCCTATTAAAGTATCTACATCTAATTCTACTAACCAAGCAGGGAAGTACTTAACTCTATCAGGTGTCCAGAACTCTGTCACGTCCTGTCCAATTACCTTGGCAGCAATACAGTATATCTTAGTAGGATTTAAGCCATCTGTTTCTATATCAAATGCTACCTTCATTTCTTTTTCCTCCTCGCTCTTAAGATTTCTCTAGCTATTCTCCTACGCTCAAGTCTATTGTGAGCTTTCTTTTTCTGTCTATACTTTATTCTTCTGTAGCTCATCTTCATGATTCTATCTCCCACCCTACACCTAGTATCTTTCCATGTCTGTCTGTAATGTATTCTTCATTATCTTGCTCATCATAGTCATCAACTTGATTAGGGTCAAACTCAATATCCCAATCATCTGGGTTAATTCTTTTACCTCTTACATAATATTTCATGCCATCAACTCCTCTAGTTCTACGACAACCTCGCTTATTCTTCCTGTTTCATTATCATAATGTAGGTGTCCTGTCTCGCCTGTCTCGCCTGTGTATCTGTTCTTTAGTATCCTTAGTTTCGTTACGTTCCTCATCCAGTCATCCTCGTGTTGCTGGTTTCTCTCTAGTGCTATTACTATGTTGGATAGCTGTGCGATACCTTGGCTTCCACGTAAGTGTGTAAGAGATATCTCTCCACCTTCTTCATGGGTAACACCTTGCTGTCTACTTAGATGAGAGATAACAAACAACCCTATGTTAGTTTCTACAACTACTTCTCTAAGCTGTGTCATTAAAGCATCTATACTTCTACGCTCATCACCTCGGTAGTCACCTGACATCACAAGGTTAAGGTGGTCTAGGATAATCCAGTTAATTCCCTGTGCTTTAGCCATGAGTCTTATACGACTGACTATCTTCTCAACTGATAGTTCTTTACCTTCATATAATGATAGTACTTCACCATCACTTCTTCTGAATAGTTTCTCAAAGGCTTTATCTGCTAGGTTCTTAGGATAGTTCTGTCTTACTTCATCAAGATGATAGGGTATAGATAATTCAATACCAACTAAGCCATCTATAGTACGCTCTGTAGTTTCCTCTAGATGTATGATGCCTACCTTGTCAGGTGTTGTAGTTAGTAGGTGGTGTTCTAGTTCTCGAATGACAGAGGATTTACCCATACCTGTACCTGATGTTATAGTAACTACCTCACCTAATCTAAACCCATGTGTCTTAGTGTTGAGGCAAACCCAAGGATAAGGTATAGATTGTACATCTGGTCTACTTAACCATACTTCTTTTATTTCAGTAGCACCTACGATATCACTAGGCATGTAAGTCTTAGAGTTCCACCAAGCTTGTTCAATTTCCCTGACGAGACCTGCTTGTAACATATCACTTACATCTTTATAACCTTCAGGGTAAGACATAATCTTTACCTTATCAGGACTAAAGATTTCTAATGCTTTGTCGATAGCCTCACGACCTGCATTATCATTATCAAATGCTAGTACTATCTTGTCAAAAGAATCTATGAACTCGAATGAATCTTTCATAGACTTAGCTGCACTACCTGCACCATTACGTAGACTAACTGTTGCCCACTTACCATTGAATACTTCTGCTAATGATAGGCAATCTAGTTCACCTTCAGTTATAGTTAGGTACTTACCTCCAGATTCCCATAGACATTCACCGAATAAAGTTACTTCAGCAAACTTTCCAGATATCTTGAAGCCTTTCGTAGATACATCTCTTGTCTTCCAAGCTGTAATTCTACAAGAACTATCTGTGAATGGATAATGATGCTTACTTATCTGACCATTATTACCATACTCTACCTTTACTTTGTACTTCTTAGCTATGTCTTTGGATATCTTTCTCTCAGGTATAGCTGCGTAAATACCTTCAGCCACTACCTCTTCACTAGATTTCATTCTAGGTTTATAGCTAGTTGTTTTGGTTTCACCGTGAGTGTGGTGTAGACAAGAAAAGCAATGTGTACTGCCATCTTCGTATACTACTAGGTTGTCGCCTGCAGTATCTTTGCCTGCCTCCCTGCATTTCGGACAGGCTTGTTTAGTTGAACTCATATTCCTCCTCCAAGGTTATAGTTTTATGTGATTACTTACGGTAATCAATCGGACATACTATGAGGAGGAGGGAGTCTCAGGCATGTCAGCTGAGCTACCTTCTCTCCTTATTTATACAGGGGTTGAATCAAAGAACTGTTCATCAGCTTCTTTCTGTCCCTCATATCCCTCACCTACTTCTAATAGTAACACTCGTTTAGCATAAGGTACATGACCTGCTGTTGGGTGTTCTTTAGTAGTGTACTCTACTCTAACTGTAGAGCCACTAGGTATTTCATCATGCCAACGCTCATTCTTCGCTGTAAAAACAGGTATATCGTAGCGACTAGTGAACTTTCTTATTGGCTCTCCCTCGTATTCTTTAATTTTAACTCCTTCTTTAGTAAGACGAGCTGCCTCTTTCTTATCCAGAGTTATCTGTAAAGCATACTTCTCAGTCGGTTGTCCTTGGTACGTGTCGAACTGAGTCAACGCTGAGTTAAAGATTGTGGTTCCTTGTACTAACATTTTACATCTCCATAAATTAAAAAAAAATAACTATTGGTTTATTGGTTTATCATTCATCCCATACCATTTCAATGTTAGCTATGTAATCACTATATCCGATTAAGTATAGCTCTCGTTTAGTGGTATCTTCTATACGTCTAGGTGGTTTATCAAACTTACTATCTTCCCACCCTAACTTATAAGCTTTATGTTTAGCACTTAAGTAATCCTCTTCCTCCTCTATGGTAATCATAGGGTACTCCTTCATTTAATTTATTGTCGGTGTACCTCTGACGAATCCTTCATATGGATTTTCAGGTAATTGCTCTAGTGCTAATGTAAGTATTTCTTCTGCTGTATATTCTTCTACTCTATCGTAAGCTTCTTCATGTGTCTTACTTCTTACTGATAGCATGATATCCATATTAACTATGACATCATGTAGACTTTCTTTTGTCATTTAATACTCCTATTTTAACATAGTTTTTAACTACTAACTTACCACTTACCAAATAAAAGTTTAAATAATTCAGGCGATAAATCTTTGTAGGTTTCCTCAAACGCAGTCAGTTTCTTACCACGTTTCTTTTGATATGCTGGAATAGATAGTTCTTCTAAATTAATAATTCCTCTACTTAATCTATACCATAGTTTCTTTCTATCTATCCCAGTCACATCTTCCAATTGTTCTATGTTGTATATCTTACCATTATCAAGAGTATAAGTTTTACTTATCTTCATCTTCTTTATTATCTTTTACTAAGCGTTGAGCATACTCTATATCAGACTCTACTCTAGGCTTAGGAATCATGTGAGGATTTTCTTTATGGTATCTTGTAACATGTTCCATACCAGACAACCCTTCTTCTTCCAACCATAATACATAAGCACCCATGTAACTCATAACTTTGCCTCCTCTTTAAGTTCTCTCATCATAATTTCTACTACATCTCTGTCCATGAGAAACTCACTA